AGGGGGGTTGGGGGGCGCGGCGAGCTGCCGCCGCGCCCCCTGGTATCCGTCAGGTCGTCCCGGCGGTCCTGGCGGTGAACGCCGCCCACGCCCCCGCAGGGAACGCGAGCGTGACGCCGCCCCGGTCGGCGGTGTCCCGGACGAGCACCGCCCTGGCAGCACTGCGGGCCTCAACGCAGTTGCCGTTGTTCATACTCCTAGTTGACTTGCGCCAGCCGCTCATGCCCCGCCGCCGAACCGGTCGAACTCGCCGTTGCGCACGCCGCCGATAAAGGCGTGCCACTCATCCGGGGTGAAGCGGAGAACCGGCCCCTCCGCGTCCCGGCTGTTGCGGACGCCGACCACGCCGCCGCCCAGGTCTGCGCACTCGACGCAGTTGCCGTTCGCGAAACTCAGCGAACTCTTAATCCACTTGGGCTGGGGTCCGCCGGTGGGGGTTTCGGTCCTGGTGATCTGCATTCGGTTTTATCCTTTTCCGTAACCGGGGGCGGCCCCTGTTGGCCGCCCCCGGGGGTCTGTGAGCGCGGCCTTTTGCGCCGCTCTGCGGTCATTAGATTACAGATGGTCATGCGCCGCCGCCAGTTATCACCCGAAGCGCCGCTCGTGCTCGCGCAGTGCTCGGTTCTCGGAGGTCTGGGCGACCGCCCGCAGCAGCGCGGCGAGGCGGGTCGGCGGGAGCGGCAGGGCGTCACGGCGGGGCGCGGCCTCGATCACCGCGAGCCGCTCCCCGCGCATCGCCATCAGCCCCCACCCGTCCGGCAGCTCCCCGAGGCCGACGATCACCGGGTCGGGCACCACAAGCCACCAGCGGTTCACGTACGGGATGAACTCGGCCGCCTTCTCCGGCTCCTTCAGTTCCCGCAGCCAGTCGGAACGCGAAACCTTCACCTCATGACCGTGCAGATCGAGCCCCTTCGACGGCCACAGGTCCATCGCCATGAAGTCGGCGGTCCTGCGGGCGTCGAAGCCGGCATGGGAGCGGACGCCCCCCGCGACGGCGTACCGGCGGCCGTTGCCGTGCGTTTCCCCGTACCAGGCGTGAAGGGCGGTGATCATGTCGCCCTCGGTCAGCTTCGCCGCAGCCCGGATCACGGGTCACCCCCGCCGCCGTGGCGCGGGCCGGCCACCGGCCCCCGCGCCGCCAGGTCAGCGAGCAGCCGCGCCCTCACCTCCGGGTCCAACTGCCCCGGCACCACCCGGTCCCGGACCCCCCGAGCGTCATCCCACAACTCCCGCGGGCGCGTCGGCGGGGTCTCCGCCCGGAACGCGATATCGAGGAGGCGCCGCACCAGCCGGTCCCACGGCAGGCCCGCCGTCTTCGCCGCGTAGATCGCGCTCCACGTCTCCTCCCGCGTCCAGTCAGGACGGGTCAGGCAGGCGAACCGCAGGAGACCGCGGGTGCTCTCCTGCCAGGCGCCGGTGTCGGTCATGACGCCTCCAACTCGAACAGGGACGGCTGCCAGCCGGGGACCGGGGTGGCGGCGGGCATCGGCTCCGACCGCCGTCCGATCCTCGCCCCGGGCAGCTGCTGGAAGGCGTACAGGCCGCCTTGCGTGAACCCGACGTGCGACCATCCGGCCCGCCGGTAGCACCAGCCGGGAACCTCCTTCGGCGCCGTTTTCGCCGCGTCCACGAACGAGACGATCCCCAGGCCGGGTACCTCCGGCCACCTGGCGCGGGTATGCGCGACCGCCCAGCGGATCAGGTCCGAGGACCGAAGATCGCCCTCGTTGCGGAACAGCGAGTTGACGAACGCGCCCGGCCACGCATGAGCGACGTACTCGGGGAACGGCCACGACGTGACCCACACCGCCGACCCGTCCCCGGTCCGCAGGACCAGGCAGCGGCCCGGCGGCACGAACTGCGCCGCCCCGATCTTCTGCCGGTTGTAATGCCGGTCCGCGATCAGCCGGGTCACCGGGTCCGCGCGCCACGACAAGCGCCACGGGGACTCCCCGGCGGGCATCGTGGCAGCGCGGACGGTCATCTTACGCCTCGGCGTCCGGGAACTGCCCGGCGTCGAACAGGGCGGGAGCCGCCTGCCCAGCCGCCACGGCCTCTAGGTTCTTCAGCGCCTGCCGGTAGTAGGAGGGCTTGAGCTCGATCCCGATGCCCGGCCGGCCGAGTTCCACCGCCCCGTACACCTCGGAGCCCACCCCGGCGAAAGGCGACAGGACCACCTCGCCGGGATTGGTGCGCATGTCCACGAACCGGCGGATCACGTCGAGTTGCAGGGCGTGGACGTGCCGTTCGTCTTCCTCATCGCGGCCCTCGCGGAACGGCAGCACGTGCATGCCGTTCCGGTCGTCCCACTGGCCCATGTTGCCCCGGATGTCGTCCCACACGCAGGAGGCGTACTGCCGCCACACCCACTGGCTGTAGGTGTTCTCCGTCTGCTTCCCCGTGTGGCCCTTGAACCTGGCCGTCTCCGCGGGGGGGCGGGACGCCCCGTGGTAGTCGGTCAGCCCGGTCGGGTGGGTCACCGGCACCGGGTTGGCACCGGGGGCGCGGAAGATCAGCAGGTAGTCGCCTGACGCGATCCCGGCGAACGTCGCGTCGTCGACCACCGTCTGATGGGTGAGGTCTTTCACCATCGTCCGGTTCCGGACGGCGAGGGGCTCCTTCCAGATGACGTGCCGGCCCAGGTAGGAGAACCCGTGCTTGAGGTGCAGGCGGATCAGGTCGCCGGGGAAGTCGGCGCACGCGTCGCCGCCGGAGTTGCCGGTGGGCACGTCCATGCAGTGGACCCCGCAGATCCGCCCGGGCATCATCAGCCGGGCGACCCCGGCGGTGACGTACCCGTAATGCTCGAGGAACTCCTCGTAGGTGCGGGAGTTCGACAGGTCCCGGTCGCTGGAACTGTAATGGTAGAGGCCGGGGTTGACCCCGCCGGGACGGGCGAACGGGAGACTGTACAGGGCGGCGTGCGCCGACCCCGCCGGGAGTGTCTCCATCACCTCGACGCAGTCGCCGTTGAACAGCGCGTACTGGTCGGTGATCCTCTGGTCTAGGACGTTACCCATGAGGGCACCTCCGCTTCCTTGTCGTAGACGGCGCTGCGCCGCACTTCCTGCGCGTCCCGCATGTGCGCGGTCAGCGCGGCGAACATCCGGTCGGCCGCCTGGGCTTTGCGTTCCATGTTGGCGAAGACCCGGTCCCCGCCTGTGGTCGTCACCACGTCCGCGGTCACCGTCTCCGCCTGGCCGAACCGCCAGCAGCGGCGCACCGCCTGATACCACTGCTCGTAGCTGTGGGAGGGGAAGTACGTCACCCGGTGGCAGTGCTGCCAGTTGAGCCCCCACGCGCCGATTTTCGGCTTGGTGACCAGCACCCGGATGTCACCGCGGGAGAACGCCGCCAGCTTCTCCTCCTTCGCGTCGGCCGGGTCGGACCCGGAGATCTGCACCGCCCCGTCGATCAGGCCGGCCAGCAGGTCGCCCTCATCGTTCAGGTGGCACCAGGCGATCCCCGGGGCGGCGTCGGCCAGCAACTCAGCGGCCTTCTCGCACCGCTCCGCCAGGGTCCGGCGAGTCTCCTCCCGTTCCTCCGACAGGCCCACGGCGGGCACATCGAACAGGGTTCCCTCCAGCGCCGTGCGGGCCTCGACGACATGGCGTCGGACCTCCAGCGGCGGCAGGTCGTAGCCGTCATCGGGGTAGCCGAGGTCGGACGGCTTCCGCGCCGACCTCGCCCAGGACGACACCCACCGCCAGAACGGGTCCTCCGCGTGGCCCTTGAACCGCCACTGCTCGGCGCCCGAGGAACGCCACTTCCCGCCCCTCGCCGTGCTCGTCCGCTCCTTGTTGGTGAAGAACCGGGACAGCATGTCCATGTGCCCGAGGTGACCGAGCGCCTCGCTGGACGTGCCCAGCTCGGTGTAGTCGTTCGGCGCGGCGGTCGCGGTGCCGAGCAGCCGGTACGGGACCGTCCGCATGAACTCCGTGACCAGCGACCGGCGGGCCCCGTCGAACGACTTCAGGATGCTCGACTCGTCGCACACCACCCCGCCGAAGTCGTCCCGGCTGAACTTCTCCAGCCGCTCGTAATTCGCGATCGTCACCGGGGCGGGCGCCGACCCGTCCCGGGAGATGGCCGCCTCCACGCCGAACTTCTCAGCCTCGCCGGCCATCTGGAACGTCACCCCGAGCGGGGTCAGCAGCAGCACCGGCTTCCCGGTCTGCTTGTGCACGTTCTGCGCCCACACCAGTTCCTGGGCGGACTTGCCGAGCCCGCAGTCCTCGAACAGCGCGGCCCGCCCCTGCCGGACGGCCCACTCGGCGAGCATCGACTGGAAGCCGAACAGGAAGTCGGGCAGCCACAGGGGCTCGAAACCCGACGCGCTGCCGGCCTGCGCCTTGCCCGCGAGCATCCGCCGGTACGCGGCGAGGCGGTCGTCGCCGGTCATGACGCGCCCTGCCGGGGACGCGCCGTGGTGTTCGCGTCCCTGATCTGCCGCAGCAGCGCCAGCCACGCGATGGCGTGGGTGCGGGACGGCGGGTGCGCGCCGGTCTCCCACCTGACGACGGTGGCGGCGGAGACGCCTAGGTCGGCGGCGAGCGACGCGGAGGTGAGCCCCGCTGATTCGCGGATCTTCCGGGTATCGCCGGAGCGGATGAGTCCTGCTAGGTCGAGCAGGTCGCTTGTTTCTGTCATGCGCCCGAGGATGGCACACGATACGTCCGCTCGGCGTCGTGTTGAACGTACGCCCAGCGTGCGCGGCGTGTCGGCGTCGCCCCGCAGGATGATCACGCTCACGCGACGTCCCTTTCCGCGCCGGCGGGGGCGCTGATCCGCGCCGGGTCGGCCGCCGCCGCGAGGATCACGGCGAGCTCCCGCCACTGCCGGTTCGATCGCGGCCGTGACAGCAGCCGGTCCT